AGCTAATTCAATACATTTTATATGGCTCATCGTACAGCCTACGGCGCCATTTTTCATTTTGACTGCATTTACTCTTTCTGCTTGGATTCCTAGTTTTTCAAACTCTTTTTGTGAATGTTCTAACCTATCTGGCCGGTTCTCTAAATTAATAAATAATGTATGTTCAAAAAGTTCCATTTGTACTATTATAACATATATTTTTATGTTGTTTCTGCCTTTGCATTGATATGTGTTTTTATGTTCTCTATTTCCATCATTATTATCTCTATTTTACTAGACATTTCAAGCATGAATGCTTTGAAAGTCTCGATTTCGTTGTTTGCCATATTTGTTTCAATTTGTTTTTGGTTAGCGGTTTGCTCGTCCCTTTGCTCAGCTTCGCTTGTCCATCTAACCGTCTTTTTAGGTTTTGCCTCCGCAATATCCACTGCTTCCAAAACAATATTAGTTTTATTATCTATTTTGATTGGTTCAATTCCCGAACCCGTACTCGGCAAAGGTGGCGGAGGTGCATATTGTTTTAATTCATCCTCTCGCATCCGCATATGTTGTTTTATTAAATCTTCCATATTCGAAATTGGTTCATCTTCTAGTTTATCAGAAAATTCAATAGTTTCCGGTATTTTTTTCTCATTCATTTGTTCATATTCTTTCTGACGAGCAGAAAACTGTTGATTAAAAAAATCTTGTCTATTATCTGGAACAATGGGTGGTGTAGAAATATTTGTATTAGTTGGCGTAGCAATTGGTGTATTAGTTTGTGCTCGCGGAGCCAAATATTCACGTAATTTAGTTGTCATATATATCAATGTTTCGCGATTCACGTCATTAAGTTCTCGCACTTTTATATTTCGGTATTTGTTTTGTTCATAAAACAATTGAATAACCGATTTAAACCATTCTTCTTTTTGGCGTTGTTGGGAAGGATTTGGGAATACTTGGCTAATCAACGGATTTTTATGCAAAACATCCCATAATAACTTTTGATTTTGGGCACTGACATATAATGCCATTTCTATAAATACATAACAATATGTATTTATACCATTTGATTATTCTTTTAGTCGTCGTGTTCCGCGCCTACGTCGACCAACCTTCTTAGTACGCTTATGTTTACGTCGACGTCTTCCGCCACTTTGATTATTTCCTCCCACTTTCACTGGAATAAACGACATCTTTTCAGGATGATAAATATAATAATCCTTTGGTTTTTTAATGCCCTTATAATCACTAGTAAACTTTATTATATCGTTTAAAAATTTATCAACATTATCAAACTTAGTAAATGGTAAATCCTGAGCATCTATAAATGTTTGAAAATCACTTACATTAAAACCTTTTCTATTTGGCACATCTCCAATAGATTTACCCGTTTTTGTTATAACATCTATTTGTCCATCATATTTGGGTTCTTTTTTTTTGGTTGTACCTGTCATCCTATATTATAAAGATAAATTTTCTATTCATAATTAAAATATAATTTACGAAGTTTATTCACATATCTATCAGGAATACGTTTATCTTTAAAGAATTTTACTTTATCGACATAGTTCTTAAATGTTTTTCCCTCAGATTTACCAGTCAACATCGTAATTATAAAATAAAGCGCATACATTCCACATTCATTTTCGCCCATCTGATGTTCAACAGGATAATTTTCATAAAAATGAATCTTCTTTTTCTGGGGTAGTTCTAATCCCTGTTCAATTATTCGCTCCACTAATACCTTAATTTCTGGCTGAATCTCTTCACCTGCACTATCTAAATAAAATATAAAATCATCTTCTAAATCAACAAACATAGACACCCAATGAGAACCTGGGTCGTCGTGCTCGTCTAAATTAAATACTATACCCAATTTAGTTTTTCCCTTAGATAAAATATTTTTTAATGAAAAATCACACAAATCGTTCCATACGCATTGGCCATTCATATCCTTTGGTTTCGTATCAAAATCAATTGGGGTTGGACCAATTATCTTAAAATGTTTATGTGATATTTCATATTGATGGAGAACCGCGAATATATCAAAATTAGATAACCAGGCACCCTTATCCTTTTTCCAGTCTTTTGGTTGGTCTGGTGCAAATAAAAATTTATCTAACTGTTTTCGTATTTTCTCATCTTTTATTTGTTCTAGCCAACAATCCTCCTTTTTACATGTCGAAAGACGTTCCTTTAATTGTGTCCATATTCCAACAGAATCCATCGCATCTACTTGTTCTGTCGAATGATGTTTATTATATGATTCCTTTAATTTTTCGAGAACATCTGTTGGTAAACAGCTCTGTGCTATAATAGATTTTCCCTTTACTGAAGGACTACAATTCATAGGAATAAATTTACGTTTTCGTGTTGAGCGTTTTTTACCTCCGCGTTTAATTTGCCGTTTATCTTTAGATATAGTTTGTTTCATATTTTTGATGTTTCTATACGTTTATATATTAGGTTCATATAAAAATCAACGTCGAGGTAAGAAATTTCCAAACTGCGATATGTCTTTTTGACTAGATTGTTTCTTTACTACACGTTCTCCGCTCCAAAATGAATTCATTGTTGGCTGTGTCGAAGGCCTCTCGTCTATTGTACCAAACATAACGTCATCTTCATCCTCTTGTTCCTTTTCAAAACTCGACGTTTTATCTAATTCTTTATTTTTAAAGTATCGAACCAATGTTCTCGAATATGCATCAAATATTTCACCTAGTTCGGTAGTTATCTGCATATCTGGTGTATTTAAAAAGTCTTCTGTCATATTTAAAATCGCACTCCTATATTTTCGTATATCTGAATAGTGACTTTGTATTTCAGAGTGTTTTTTGGGGTCCGTTTGTTCAACATATTTCTTATATTTACGTTTATTCATAAATAATTCAAGGGTAAGTTTATCAATCTCAGGGTTTTGAATATAGTCTTCGTCTGAATCTAATGTTTCGTTACTAGTTGATAAAACATCACGAGTTGATAAAAACTGACTAGTTGATAAAACCTCACGAGTTGATAAAAACTGAGGCATTGATTCTGCATCTGGGTCATAGTTCTCCATTATTATATACACATACTAATGGAAATATTTTAGATACCGTTACGTCTTTTATTTTTTATTATTTTTTTTAGTTTTATTAGCTTCTTTTTCACGCTTCTTTTGTTCTTTAAGTTCTTCACGTTCGCGCTTCTTTGTTTGCTTCGCATTTTCTCTTTCTAATGCCTTGCGTTGTTTTTCAGACTCTCTATGTTTCTGTTTTTCTAATCGAATGTTCTCTCTTTCAGCTACTTTGGCAAGTTGTCGTTTCTCTTTATCGAGAACCTTCGCATATTCATCTTCATCTAAAGATACTAAATCATCAGCTATTTTGGATTTGTATTTATTAACTAAGTTTTTGAGTACGTCATGTGTAACTTCTTTATATTGACCTTCCTTACGTGCTGCTTTGCGTTCTTTTTTCTCTTCTTTTAAAGTCTTGTTCTTTGCTTTTTTACCTTCGCGTATTTTTGTCTTGATAGTTTTACGCAATTTAGCTACCGCCTTCTTCTTTTCCTTTTGCGTCTCATTAATAGATTTCTTTAATGTCTTTTCGGCGGAAGCCGACTCTTTTTTCTTTAACTTCATAATACCTTGTTGAGCTTTTTTCTCTTCTTTTAATGTCATTGTTATTACACTTTTTTCTAATTCAGAGAGGTCGGTTCTCAAAAGACGCTTTAATTTGTCGATTCGCGCAGCATGTTTGGCCACATCCACCTTCAAATTATTATGTAATTCCTCTATCTTTTCATTATAATTGGCAAGCTGTCGATTAAATTCCTCCATCGTGGGGTGCTCATCAATATATTTAATAAGGGCGGTTTTTCCACTAACTTTCACTGCGCATTTCTGTTTCAAGGAATAAAATAGCGAATCTTTATATTTTATATATTCATCAGCATAATCACCTATATTTTTCTTTACATTGGCTACAGCATCCTTTTGAACACTGCCTCGCTCTTTCATTGCAGCGCGCAACTCCTTTATTGATTCACGAATCTTTTTAACTTCTGCTTTAGCCTCAGCCATTAATTGTTTAATATTTGCTTTTACGACCTTATCACACTGCTTAAGTGATTTACCATCCAAATCACCACAAACTTCATCCTTAAGGTATTTAAACGTATTAGCATCTAATTCACCAAGTTCTCCCTGTAATTCTTTTTGTTTCTCAGCAATCTGGTCTTTTATGTCAGTAATTTCAGGCTTAGAAAGTTCACGCACCATACGTCTATCAAATTTCTCGATATTTTTAAAATCCTCAATTATTGGTGTGGAAATGTTCTCAATTTGTGGTTGTGAAAATTGACGGGCATCCTTCTCACGATTTAAATAACTTACATAACCAGAAATATCATCCAAATATTTATCACGACCTCTCTCTGTAAATTGACCCATTTCATTTAAATATTTTTGCGAGAACTCATCAAAATCGACGGGCATCTGCTCATTCTGAGGCTTACATAAGTTAATAAGCTGAATAAGTTCCATAGGACTTTGTGTAATTGGCGTAGCCGTCATCAATAACAATTTTACTGAATCCGCGCCAGATACTTCATATGAATTCATAAGTGATTGGTGTAAAGCTTTCATATCGGGGCGCTCAATAGATGATAAATCGCCACCGCCATATAATTTATGCGCTTCATCAATAATTAACAGCGTTTTACGTAAGGGGTCGCGTTCACCATTAATTTTTACTAAATCCTTATAATAAGAATTTTGCTTAGAAACTAAATTACTGAACTGCTTATATGACATGGGGCGGATTTTCCAAGACTTGGATAATAACTGCATACGTTTTCCTTGTTCCTTAGGAATCTGTAAATTCGAGTTTTGAATTTTATGGCGGATACTTTCATTGCATACTTGGTCAAACATGTTTTTCCAGATATCATTTTTTAAGGTTGTTCGAGTTACCCATAAAATTGTGTAATTTAATTTTTCAAATCCACTTGTCGCCGCTGCAATTGCGCTGCACGTATTATGAGTTACTGTAAAATCGCCTAATATGTAGCGGTTATTGCCATCTAAAGTAAAACCATAATAATCACCTTCGCCAACTCCCTCTACAGTAACTCCAGTAGTTAGCGCGTCTTTAATTTGTTCTCGTTTTTCGGCTTGTTTTCTTAATACCTTGGTCGGCACTTCATCTAATCCTTGTCCAGAGATAGAAATTGAATTATAGATTCCTACCTTTTTTTCACCTTTATAAGTACATGATTTCTCAGTTCGCGTTAAATATGCAGCGAACCCTAATGAGCGCGCTAAATATAAAATATCATTTGCTAACGTATCATTTTTTTGGGTAATTGAGAACACCTTACTCTTTGGACAATAATAACCATCTGAATCAATTAATCCGGCTAATAATTCTAAACGCGTATTACGGTCATTGCATTTATAAGTAGACGGAATATGTTTATTATTTATTAAATTATATTTTTCGAGCGCATCAATCATAGCATTTGATTTCGTCGTGCAGTCTCCGGAAATCCTATAATCATATTGCGATTGATATACTAATCTTAAACCATATTCACGCACTTTATTACGCAAATAATGCAATATTCTAGCGTCCTGATTCGTAATAACTGGACCACGTTTACTTCCATCGCCTAACCAAAGACCAATAATATAAGGGTCGAACTCTACAGGTTTTGATTCAAAATCAACTCCCTTGCGATATCCTTTTAATTCACGAGCCAAACTTTTTGGTAGATTTAAATAGTCCTTCACTTCAATTTCAACTATTTTATCTTCTTCTTTGAATGAGTCCAAATATTCCTCGGCCTCCTCCTTAGTTTTAAATCCCTTGCTCTTCATTTTAATACGCTTATTATCAAGATGGCTAGCCATAAATGGTAAGTTAGGTTGACGTTTTAATACGTTAGTCACAGTTCCTCGTCCGCTATATTTAAGACATAATATATGTTCACTATTCACCGTATATTTCTCACCCTTTGTAGGTATAATATCATACATTTGGTCACGGCCGGTGGCCAAAGATAAAACTTTTCTAGGCGTAGAATTATCGCCCATTAAACAATCACCGACTAATACATCCTGAACCATTTTAATACTACCGTCATACATTAATATGGGCGTATCTTTAGCATGGCATTTGCCAGTACCCACAGAATGGGACAACAGCATACCTTTGACTGGACTTAGCGGTGTAAAATAATGGCGAATAAAATCCTGAGTAGGCGTATATTTTATTACTTCACCCGACCCACCAGACTGTTTTGGAGCACACAAGTTTTCCATTTTAACAGGGTCCCATTGAAATTCGCTATAGTTTTCTGAAATGTGTTTTCGCATAGCTTCGTGTCCTAAACGCTCAGAAGGAGGAATAATTAGAGTTGGCTCCATGCTTCGAATGCGCAATTTGGGAACATGAGCCTTTTTAGGTCCGCCACCATAAACATATTCTTCGTCTTCCTCACCATCCTCTTTTGGAATTGAAAATGTATGAATGTTTTTATTTAAATCATAATCTACTGAACCAACAATGGTAGTCTTTTCTAAGTCGTGTGCAAAATGGAAAAGACGTACATCTAATTTCATCGTTTTCAAATAAAGGTCAAAAAGCGATTTAGTATCTAAAAATGTCTTTTTTAATTGTTCAGGAATAGATAAATCATATATGAAAACATGAAGGGGCCAACCACGTGTTGGATGGAAATCAAGTCCTTTTTGTCCGCATGTGCGCGTGCCGCGTCCAATTACTTGTTTCTCGTCCGCATTTACTACAGAAGGTTCAAAAATATGGATATATTTAATATCAAATAAATCAATTCCTTCTTTGAACCCACTATCCATAACAATAATTCTTGCTAAATCGCCATAGACGTTGTCAGGGCGTTTATTAAATGTCTGTAAAATTTCTTTCTTCATGGCTACTGAAATTGGTTGGTCATAAACCGAAACCGACGATAATAAGAAAAAGTTATTGTGTTTTGTTTTTTTAAGTTGTTCCTCCGTAAGAAGTTCTATTTTTCCATATGGCTTTTGTTTTTTAGCACCGCCTTTTGTCTTTCTGAGCGAAATAAGGTCGAGCACAGGCATATCTTCATCGTCGTCCTCTTCCTCATCCGAACTAGAATCGTCTTGCGAAGTATTTTTTGAATTTGCAGACGCAGGCTCACTGTCATCATCATCCTTGCCCTTGCCTACATATGCAGAGTTTAACTTTGCAGTATAACCCATTGTCATACCTTTGGCGATTAATGCGCCAGCCAATAATTTGGCCCCATACGTTCCAGATTTAAGGTCCGAAAAAATGAAGTGCTTAAATAACTTGCCATGTTTTTTCTTATCGTTTTTATCTAGTTCATCTATTTTCTTTAATAAAGCCTCTAACTTTGGTGAATGAGTAGGTATATCATTTAGTAATGTTTTTGGCGAAAAATCGGGTTTATCTAGTTTATATAAATTAGAATTCTTACTCCAATTAGACTTTTTTCGAACACATGTAGGGTCATATGAAACAATATTTTGTTCCTTAATTAGATTTTCTAAATGGTCTACCTCATCCATTTCATTCTCCATGAAATCTAAAAATTATTATATATAATATATATAAAATATATACGTGTATATTATAATGTCAGGCGCACCATATACAGTTCCTTCTACTACAGTACATTTAACTAGCACTGACAATTTAGGTGGACCGTTTCAAGGTTATTCACCTCAACAGACGCTTCTTAACTTCAAAGACAGCGAACAAGTAATGACAAGACGCATTTTAACCAAATCATGGAATGGTGATGGTGCGGTCGGTGTTTCAAACGAAAAAAAACGCATTATTACTCCTTTTCGCGCGATAAACAATTTAGGTGATTTCTTAAGCCGTACAAATTACGTCTGTGGCGGTTCTAACCAAATCAATAAGACTTATCCTGGTCGCCAAGGACCCATTGGTTCCATTATTTCGCGTTGTGATAATAGTGGTGTTGCAGCCGCTGTCTGCAATGGACGTTTTGTTCCCGATGCATCTGATTATATAACGTTTAAGAAACAACGCGCTCTTAACCAAAATTATAATGATTTGGCGAATGGTGGCGACCAAAGTAATGCATCTTATGTTAATTTAATGGCCGTACGCCGCAGATAAATCGTAATATAATATGTGATATATAATATATACAATATATTATATATGTTTACACCATTACATAGACCCGTAATAAATAATATTAATAATGGACAATTAAGCGCTGTTCGAGCGATGCCTCAAAAGGATAGCACTAGTGATGGTGATAGTACGTTTGAGATGTCTCGCAGCGTTTATTCGAGAACATTACCAACAAATCCCACAACAACTCCGACTGTTCATATTACTTATAATTGGCAAGCAAGGCGCAATATCGCACAAACTACTAGTATTCCCACTGGTGTCTCGTCAAATTATATGAATGGAAAAAAATGGTATGGTAATCGCGATGCATCACAGGTAACCGCTAACCGCCGCACAACAGAAGTCGGTGTTGGTTCATTAAATGCCGCTAATAAACCCATGGGTTTCGCTACACATAGTGACATAAATACCACCCGTGATGCATTACGCCGCGTTCGAGGCGGTGGAGCAGTAGCTCCTGCAAAAAAAGGCGCGAATCGCCATAATGCACCTACACCTGGTTTTGCTCCCGCTGTTCCCGCCAAAAATTCTATATTGGAAGGTCTATATGGTATCAAGAGACCGGTGCTTTTCCATTAGATGAATTTTGTTCCATAAGATTCATGATGGTTTGCAACCGTCTAATTTTAATAATCTCTGAAAGTGTTTGAATTCTGACGATTTCTTTATTGGCATAGACAAATGTCCATGCAGAAGAATTGAAACGGTCGGGTCGGTCAAAATAACTAAACCCGTCATAGGTTTTGATGATAATTTTTTGCGTAAACATAGCGGGAATTGGTCGGTTGTTTTATATATTTTATATTGTGAAAATATATAATCAATTTTTTTATAGATAACCAGCAAAATGCAAAGTTACCGTGATAATCATTCCAGCAGAAAAAAGCAATGGCATAACTGGTGACGGTTCACCCCTATAAAAATCCTCGCAAACTACATAATACAACTTATTTGCAGTTGAATTATCTATATTTATTACAACACCGGTTCGATATGTAATCGGAAAATTTTCAGGCGTATAAACAAGTCCGCGGTATTCCTCATTTATAATGGCAAGTTCATTTAACGTAAAATTATGCGAAACCATGTGGGGTTGTGCTCGGCTAATTGGGCGATTATTTGATAATATTCTGGTTGACCAAACAAAACTATGAAGTAACGGACATAATATATAATTTTGCCGAGGAAATTCATATATTTCGTCAGTATTTAGCGGATTTATGATTGGAGTATTTAAAATATTATTAATATTTTGGCGTTGTTTAAAATGCGCATTATTTGGAATAATTAGTCCACCAAATAAAATTAAAAAATATCCTGTTATTCCTATAGCAAAATCTAGTCTTATCATTATTACTAATTTTATTGCTATAATTATTTTTATTTTATTTTCGTAATATATCATATATTCAATGTACAAGTATTTAGTTGAATTTTTAGGAACCCTTTTCTTTATCTACATTATTTTAGCTACTGGAAACCCTATTGCTATTGGCGCTGCGTTAACTTTTGTAATCTTGTTAATCGGAAACATTTCTGGTGGACATGTCAACCCCGCCGTATCCGTGGTTATGGCCTCCGCTGGCAAATTGCCCATCAATGACTTGATTCCCTATGTGATTTCTCAAATCCTTGGTGGTTTAGTTGCGTTAGAAATCTACAAGCGCTGGAAGCTCTAAGTCAATAACTGTATATGTAATCATAAAAAATTATAATATGTTTACATAAAATGAAACTTTACACCTTTGAACATTATAATCCGCGTATATTAACGCGACTTTTGTATCAATCTATATACCAAATAAAGGCCAACAATAGTTAGCGAGCCAATATAAAAATTAGTTATCCCATCCATTTTTAATGTGCGCTTAGGCTCATCATTATTACTTTGCTCAGAGGGTTTAGATGCATCACTAACGTATCCAGTTAAATTATTTGAATATATATTTGTTTCTATTACCATAGGCACCTTCTCAATATGGTCAGGATGTTTTTCTTTCGGATAAACAATTTGAATATTATTTTTATCTATACTATATTCTGAGTTAATGGCTAAAGTGCCGTCGTCTCTGTTACTTTTAATCATTTCGTTTAATACTTTAATATCTATGCTATCATGCTTTTGCGGCGTATTGTCAATAAAGTAAAAGGACATGGTATATAATATAGGATATTATTTTTTGTTGTCTTTTACAACTACCATTTTTCAAAGATAAAAATGGTATAAAGATTTGCGCTAATATTAATTAGTATGTGCGGAATTTTTTCATTATTAAACAATGCTGAGCAAATACCATTAAAGTTTATTGAAGAACAATTCAAAAAAGGGAAGGGTCGCGGACCAGAGTCTTCAATACTAAAAACAGTAATGGTAAGTGCATTATTTGGGTTTCATCGACTTGCTATTAATGGATTGAACCAGGAATCTAATCAACCCATTATAATTGGCGATATTGGCATTATTTGCAATGGCGAAATTTATAATTATAAAGAACTTTATAAAATAATGAATGTAAAGCCAAAAACGGATTCTGATTGTGAAGTAATTATCCATATGTATAAAAAATATGGCATCGAACAAACACTTAGCATGCTCGACGGTGTCTTTGCGTTTATTCTTATTGATTATCGGCTTTCTAACACTGAATCTAAAATATTTGTTGCTCGCGACCCATATGGTGTGCGCCCTCTATATTTTTTACGTCCTTGTATATTGTATAACGAAAACGACCGTGTTGACCCAGATAGATATGCTTTTGCCAGTGAATTAAAAATGTTAACTAATTTATCGAGTGCGTTAAATATTGAAAACCAAAAAAAATATAATTCGGATACATTCAGAAGAATCCATAAGAATTACGGGTTAAAGAAATACAGCGTTTTTCAATTTCTTCCGGGGACTTATATGGGATTTGAATTATCTACTAAAGTATGCTCTTATTGGGAACCCATAATTGCTGGCGTCAGATATCATAAACTAGGTCTTTCGCCAACCATGTTTATTGATAATTCTACGCAAAACATGGAACATATTTATCGTAATATTAATACACTGCTTACTAATGCGGTCGAAAAACGTTGTTTCACAACAGAGCGACCCATTGCCTGTTTATTATCTGGAGGCCTTGATAGTAGTTTAATTACTGCACTTGTAAATGATTATCATGTAAAATATGGACTGCCTCGTATTGAAACGTATAGTATTGGACTAGAGGGCTCCGTAGACTTAGAACATGCACGAATTGTCGCTGATTATTTGGGTACAAAACATACCGAAATTATTTTAACAGAGCAAGATTTTTTAGACGCTATACCCCAAGTTATTTATGCGATTGAGAGCTTTGATACTACGACGGTACGGGCTAGTATTGGTAATTGGCTTCTTGGAAAATATATTTCAGAAAATAGTGATGCCAAAGTTATTTTTAATGGTGATGGGTCTGATGAGTTAGCCGGTGGTTATTTATATATGAATTATGCACCGGATGACATTGAATTTGATAAAGAGAGCCGCCGACTCTTAGATGATATTCACTTATTTGACGTATTGCGGTCTGATAAATCCATATCGAGCCATGGTCTAGAACCAAGGACTCCGTTTTTGGACCGTGCATGGACGCAGTATTATATGTCTATTCCAGCAGAAATACGAAATCATAATAATTCCAATAATATAGAGAAATATTTGATACGTAAATCATTTAGTAGCAAGGAGGGGTTTTGGAATTCGCAAGGAAATCCGCTATTGCCCGATAAGGTCCTGTGGCGTCGTAAGGAAGCATTTAGCGATGGTGTCTCAAAACATTCGCGCTCATTATATGAAATCATACAAGAATATGCGCTTTTGAAATTTGTGTCTGACGATTTACCGCTTTATCCATTTATTGAAAGTTCAGATAATATGTACGAACATATTACCAAATTAGTTTATCAAAACAATACGCATCTCGTGCCAAAAACCGCGGAACAATTTTTGTATCGCAAGATTTTTGAATTGAATTATCCTGAAATGTCACACGTAATTCCGTATTTTTGGATGCCCAAATTTGTCGATGCAACTGACGCTAGTGCGCGTACGTTGGCAATTTATGCCAATAACGATTCAGTGGTAGATTGAAAGTTTTATAGCTCTTTTTCTAACTTTGCTGCGAATATAAAAATATTATCTTCCTTTATATCGCGTTTTAATTCCACACTTGCGCCTCCTGATAAACAAAACATACATACGTCGATTATCCAATTATGTTTTTTGTTTTTATCATTACAATCCAACATCCCATCTAATTTTAATTCCTCTTTTATTTTTGAAAAGAGTTGCTTTACAGTTATCTTTTCTCTGTCTGCCTTTTTCTTTATAAAGTATTTGGCCCCATCAACTAAATATTTTTTCCTTTTTTCGTCTAATTGTACTCGTTCATTGATATCCTCAATAAATTTAACAAATGGTTTCTCTATTATTCGTGCGTTATGTTCTTTCTCAACTTCCGTAATATTTATTGTTTTTCCATCCTTTTTATAACCAACAGTGGATACATAACCATGACTATTATACCAACTCTGCCCAGTAGCTAATACATTAAACACTGATAATGGCAATGCACATCTTCCATATCCCAATTTCTTACTACGTATTCTCATATTTCCTTCTAATTCAGATGCATCTTGAAGTAGTATTGCTTTAAAATTGTTTTGTTTTGCAAAATCCTCGACTAATTTCAATATGTCTGTGCCGCTAAAACCAGAGCATTTATTTAATTGGTTTAAATAAATGACTTCATTTGACTTGACAGTAAATTCTGCACAATTATCGTTTTCCCCAGCTAATTTAGACTTTACAAAAACCTTTGTGCTTGTTTCTAAATTAAATATAAATTCTGGGTGTTTTTCTGCATATTTATCTAACTGCTCTTGGAGTTTCGAAGTAGGTGTTTCTTCTTTCTGCGCAACTGGTACAACTTTTTTAACTGGTTCTGGGGGTTGCGGTCGCCTTCTCCTTGTAACATTAGAAATTGTTTTAAATATATTACGCAATGTATTCATAAATGTAATCTTATATAAATAACAATACATTTTTTATTAAAAATCCGTAGTAAAATCAAACACGTCCTTAGTTACTGTCTTATTTGCCAAAGCATATTCGGAATTTGTACGCTCAAAAAAGTTTACCTTAGACTCAATACTAATAAGTTCCATAAAATCAAATGGATTTGACGCATTATATATTTTATCATATCCTAACTGTAAACAGAGACGGTCTGCTACAAACTCAATATATTGCGTCATGAGCTTCGAGTTCATGCCTATCATGCGACAAGGAATTGCCTCTATAATAAACTCCTTCTCTATTTCTACTGCCTCCTGAATAATTTCATGAATACGCTTTTTAGGAAGACGGCGCTGCAACTTAGAATATAATAATATAGCAAACTCGGTATGTAGCGCCTCATCTCTAGAAATCAATTCATTAGAAAACGTAAGTCCAGGCATAAGGCCACGTTTCTTTAACCAATAAATAGCACAGAAAGAGCCACTAAAAAAAATCCCTTCAATAGCCGCAAATGCCACCAGACGCGACGCAAAACTACTACGATTATCCCCTAACCACTTCTTTCCCCAATTCGCCTTTTTTGCGATACATGGGTAATTTTTAGTTGCCTCAAAAAGCATCTGTTTTTCCGCATTATCTTTTATATAGGTATCAATTAAAAGACTATACATCTCCGAGTGGATATTTTCCATCGCAATTTGAAATCCATAGAACGCACGAGCTTCAGATACTTGTACTTCCCCCATAAACCGAACCCCCAAATTTTCAGCTACAACACCATCTGATGCAGCGAAAAATGCCAATATCATTTTAATAAATTTTTGTTCGTCCTCTGATAACTTGGACCAATCATTTAAATCCTGAGCTAAATTGACTTCATTAACAATCCAAAAGCAGTCTACTTGGCGCTTGTACATTTGCCAAATATCGTCATATTGGATGGGAAACATAACGTGACGGTTATCGTCAGGTTTTAATAATGGTTCCACGAATGTTTGCTCGCTCATTCCTTTGCCTAAATAATATACTCTTGATATTTTTATTCCCTTTTGTTTTATTATTTAGCTAGATGCGTTTTTTACGTCGAAATTATATCAAAATTGAGATGGTTTTCTAATTCCTAATTTTCCGGCAATAAACAGGTTTATATTTTTATGCCGATATTTCATTACCAACGTCGTGTAAGTTTTGAAACATTAGATTCCAAGCTTCAAAGTATCCTACTTGTCTATATTTTATATCCCACCTTTTGCAAAATACCTGCAATTCTTTACCAACTTCTGGACCGCGATATTGAGGCATCGCCGGAAATAAATGATGTATTACTTGATTATTTAAGTATCCCATTATCCAGCCTACTAGTTTGTTTTCTGTTTCTATGTCCACCGTATGTTCAATAGCATAACGAACCCAGTTTGGGTTTTCATTTATTTTGACGATGGGGGTGAATGTATGCGATAAAGAAAAATGACCAAATAAATACAATCCAGTAACCCATAGAGATAGCATGTGGTACAAAAGTCCATAATATATTCCAACATTACCTAGTTTCATAAATAATAAAACACGTGATGTATGTCCACCAATAACTAATGCAGCTTGTATTAAATTTTTATCACGAACTATTTTTCGAGGGTGTAAATATAAAACCCAAAATAACATTACTAAAATACCCGATGTAACTGGTAAAAAAGTATATTTTTGATATTTCAGCCATATTTTTATTGGTCCGTTAAAAAAATATTTCTTATTTATTACATCATTATGGAAAACAACAAGGGGGGCGGTATCTAAATCTATATCATGACCTATTTTTTGAGGCGTTGCGTGGTGCTTATTATGCATGCTATTCCACATAGAACCATCTACAAAAAGCCCAAATCCCATCACTATATTCTGTATTTTTTTATCTATTTTTATATTTCCAGTCAATGAATTATGACCGGCCTCGTGTTGTAACCAACCACATTTACCACCAAAAAACCCAAATAATAATATAGCAAAAAAAACATTATAATGAATTGTTAAAACGGAAATAGTATATAACATGAAAAGCTCTGATATTCGATAGATTATATGCGTATACGATGGTTTAAAAAATCCTCTATCTTCTAATGACTTTCTAAAAATCTTAAATTCTTTTAACATCTCTTTATCATTATCTTCGCTGGGGGTTTTTATTGTTTTCAAAATAGGTAACGACTTTAATATTGAATTTGCCGTTTTAGAACGATAATGAAACTCTCGAAATGCGTCAGTAGCGTCTTGTCCATCAGTCATGAAATTTATTACATTCCCACCAGGATGCTTAAAACTCGTAATATCATACTCATTGCCATCAATAAAAATCGTTTTTTTATTCATTTAGATAATGATATATAAAATCTTTTTGTTCTTTATTTGGAATATAATTTTGTAATTTTTACTTGAAAAAAGAAAAAGGCAGGTGACCTAAATTCTTTTTTCGATTTACATTCTTACTTGGCCTTGGCCTTGGCCTTGGCCTTGGCCTTGGCCTCCTGAAGGCGCACATGCTTTGCAGAGTAGGGCGCTGTACCCTTCTGCTTATCACGGCCCTTCTTCTCAGTTCTTGTCTTGGGAGCATCCATGTTATATGTAGTGGGTGGTTATTTGAATACTTTTACAATATGAAAAAAGTTATCCAATTTTTTTACCGTTTGAGAACATTAGTCATAAATAAATGTATCCATATTATAAAACGACATGATAAATCCGCTGTGTAAATACAAAGATATTATTGGAAAACCAAATACAGGCGTACGCAAATATCGGATTTTTGATATTGCAGTCCTAGACACAGTCGTAACAATACTAGGGGCATATTTAATAGCTTGGTATTTTGGATGGAAGTTCTGGAAAGTTTTAGCGATTGTGTTTTTAACCGCAATTGCTTCACATCGAGTATTTTGTGTTCGCACTGGACTCGATAAAAAGCTTTTCCCTAACTCTTGAACCATTTACGTCAATAAAGATTATTGATGTAAATAAAATACACTTGTATTATAATACAAATGAAACACAACATTGATATTGGCCTATTCGATTCATTGGGAAATGAATCCTCCAAGCCTGAGCCTAAGCAGCGTGGTCGTAAACCAAGGAAACAAAACGAAAAAGAATTATTAAAAGATTATAACGACGAAATAGGCAAAGAACGAGAAGGCAAAGAACGAGAAGGCAAGGAACGAGAAGGCAAGGAACGAGAACATCCGTCCAATTCATTTTATCATGGTTCTAATATGTCTACAAAACAACGCAGTATCTATGAAAATTATCAATATTTATCTCCCAATGAAAAGAATATATTTGACACCAAATTTACCAAACCAAAAAACAATAGTCAAGAAATTTATAACAGCATCTTACGTCAAAAATCAAAAAAAATCGTTGTTGCAACTGGGCCAGCAGGCACTGGCAAAACTCTATTTGCTACCGAATATGGAGTTAAGAATTTTTTATTAGGCACATATGAAAAACTTATATTTACGCGCCCATCAGTCTCAGTAGACGAAGACTTGGGATACTTACCTGGAACATTAGAAGAAAAAATGGCTCCATGGGTACGCCCCATATATGATATTTTATATAATTTTATCTCTGCTAAGGATGTTACCGCATTGTTAGAAGAAAAAATTATTGAGATAGCTCCTCTTGGATATATGCGTGGACGTACGTTTAAAAATTGCTGGATAGTTGCTGATGAAATGCAAAACTCGACGATATCTCAAATGAAAATGTTGCTGACACGTTTAGGTGAAAATAGCCGTTTAGTAATTACAGGCGATTTAGAACAATATGACCGGCCATCTGAACTTAATGGTCTCGAAGATTTTTTAACCAAATTCAAAGGCAAGCGTTCTTCAAGTATTACTAGCTTTGAATTCCAACGGAGTGATATACAGCGCGAGGAAGTTGTCAAGGAGGTTCTCGATATTTATGGCGGAGATGTGCCAATTGATTATCGGTTAGAAGATGGTGATGATGAAGGTGGCAATATTTAGAAACATATTTTTTTCCAAGTATAAAGTATAGTATTAATGAACCCCGTTATTAATTTCTTAAATAAAAACATTAAATTGAGTGGTAATTATGGTTCTCTGTTACAAAACCGCATCGTTCTTTATTTATTATGTTTTATTGCCATCATTGACGTTATGTATTTTGCAACAACAAGCGACATTCGTTCTCTAGTTACCTTATTAATTGTCGGGTTACTTACAACGTTCTTTAATAAAAATATGATTGTTGTGTTAGTAATCGCGCTTACGGTTACTCACGTCTTAAAATACGGTACTAATGTTAATGAGGGAATGACTACTCGCGAAGGTATGAAAGAAACCATTGATGCAGCATTGAGTGAAGTGGCATCTAATTCAGATGAGAAAGGCGACGAAAAACCGGTTCTCGAAAAAGAGCCTAGTCCAAAAGAAAAGAAGGAAAAAATCGATAAAGACGCATTAAAAGAGTCTTTAAAAACCGATTTTAAGGAATTCCAAGATATTCAAAAAGATATTGTTGATGGTTTACAGAAGATTGACCCTCTTTTAACTCGTGTTGAAAAGTTCGTTGAAAAGTATGAGAATTACAAGGCTATGGGTGCCGCCGGGTCTGCAAAATAAGAAGTACAGACCAAAATAACTTTTGTCAATAGTATATAGTAGATATACCATTGATTAAAATATAATGCCAAGTATTGGAGATGCATTTGGCTTATTGGGAAAACTTATCGAATTCATGATTACGCTTCCAGCGCGCATAGCGAATTTAGTAGTCGGCACTACTAACATTCTTATTGGAATCGGGTTATCTGCAATGCATTTAGGTGAAATTGTGCCAATGGTCTTCCTGGATTGGCTAATTATATTGGGCTATATGTTTGAATTCGTAAAAACATATACAGTATGTAGCGTATATTTCTTAACAAATATAAAAAACTGTATTTTGTACTATGTAATTGAGATGTTCGGGGTTCTACTGTATATGCCGATTCGCATCATGTTACTTATATTTAAATTATTCGGCGTTAATTTGTATCCACTCGAAAAAAAAGTATGGGAATCTTTAGATAAATTAGACCGATATGTTGTTGGGAACCTGGGATTCCATATTATTTATTGGCCAAAAGCAATAAGAAACCAATGTTTTAATTGTAAACGACTCAAGATAGATATATTGATGCAACGTGCTGGCGATGTCGGCGATGACTTCTTCGTTAAAATCCCTGCCCTCATTAAGAATGCTATTCCTCTTTTCATTACTGGCGCTAATGAGTTGGGTAATATATTCGCTAGCGGAAGCCCTCCCATGCCTGGACCTATTTCAGTACAATTCTAACATAGTAGGGTTTGAATAAATTGAATATTATAAGCATTATAGTATTATAATACTATAATACTATATACAATGGGGAAAAAATGCATACCCGGATTATTCTGTATTGAGAACATGACACTATTTTTATTAATTGTTATTTTTGTTCTCTTGATTTATATGTGGTATACTCAAATAGTAAAACCATTAAACGAACGCGCAAAAGTTATTGTAGTAAATACGCCACCGCAACAAGCATCTTTGAATGTAGGATTGGCAACTCGACAAGACCCATTTAACGACCCTTATGCACCACCTATGAAAACCGATGGACTATTTTATCCACCTGATTCTAGTGATATTCGCGGCATTCCCATAAATATCCGCAGTCGCGGTTTAAATACAGGTTATCAACAAATCGGTATTTTAACGAGAACAAATAGCGGTTCAGACATGATACTTCCATTAATGGGAAGACGGGTAATGAGCGGCCGCGATAAATGGCAATACTATACCATTTCAAATAGTAGTGGAAATATAAATACGAAATTACCTATAAGCAAAAATGGTAAAAGCTGTACTAGCGAATATGGATGCGATGATATAAATAACGGCGACGTAGTATATGTAGAAGGTTATAAGGATACGTTTGTAGCAACTGTTTATGAAAATAATTTATTTCAGTATATCCCATTTTAGCATATTGTTTATTTATTGATTTATGCAAAAAATAAACTATGTATATATTAGTATAACATGTCCAATTTTGACCCAAACAATGCTTTATCTATAGACTCTAATGTTATTAATTATAATTTATCATACCCAGTAGATATCTATAAAAGCGATGTTGCTGTTATAAAGCCAGCAGATGGGAGCGCACTAAATTATTATAAAATAAAGTATAATAATGGTGTAAATACCAATTTATTTTTTAGCGGCGTAAATCCGCCTTCATATACGGCTAAAAATATTTATTTCTTTGGATTATTACATAATAATGTAATTGGGCAGTCGGACCAAGGAACCGCATATACTGGCGAAATAGTTATTGAATATACTAATAACTCAAATAGTAATACAATATACACTTGTTTCTTTATTCAACCAGATACAACAAATACTGCAAATACTAGTATTGACCAGTTACAAAAACTTGTAACTGCATCAGCCAATGCACCTGCTATAACTGGAATTAGCTTAGGCGATATACCAAAACAATCACAATATTTTTATTATAATGATACCGAAAATTCAAATAATATAGTTATCTTATTTTTGACGCCAATAACAATTAGTAAAACCGCCGCTAATTGGTTTAATAATGTTTATTCAAAATGCCCGCTTTTTACTACACAAGCCCCACTTGAACAGTCAGTTCCAACTCCCAGCACTGATGGTAGCGCCACCGATAATCAAATCTATATCGATTGTAACCCCGCTGGCGTAAGCGAGGATACTATCACTACATATAATTTACCAATTAATAGTGAACTCATGGGCGAAAAACAACAGATGGATTTTATGAAAACATCGGTGAATTTTTTTATTTTTATTATTGCTACAATTCTTGCATATTTTGCAATACCAATGTTATATAAGCGAATTGTTATAGATAGTGTAACAAAACAACATACGGCGGGCGCACTTAACGAAATAAAGCCTCTTACAAGAGTTCGCAGTTTAGATATTTTCATATCATTAATTGTTTTCGTTGGAATTGTAGTTTGTTTTGTACTTGGATTTTTACAGGATAATTTTCAAGCTTTAAGTGGGGGGTTATTCCTATTGGTTTTATATGGACTTTCAATAGCATTAATACAGGCAAATAAAGCAGGCGATTCATGGAAAACACCTTCGATAGATTATAAAAAAGACGGTAGCTCAATTGAAACTAGTCTTAAAGATTTCCTACAAGTGGCTACTATGAACGCGCTCTATTTTATACTAATTAAAATGGGTAAAATTTATCTTGCGACCCTCATCGTTATTGCCATTACTATTTTTGGAATTGGCGTTTATACAAACAAACCTATTGATGATACAACTAATAAAATAACAATTGCTGCAATTATATTATTACCTATAGCAGCGATGATTAAATTATTACTGTGATTTTGTTTACACCTTTGAAGATTTACACCGATGAACATTTAAAATGGGACAAACCGCTTAGAGCGGTTTGCCTTTTAATTGATTTATCGGTAACGTTGCCCTTGAAAATCTAGTGGAACGCCCAAAGGGCGTCCCATTTTAAATCTTCAAGGGTGTAAGGGCAACAATACCGATAAAATAATAACAAATATTATTATTATTTTATTTTATTTGGAAACAATTATACTAGCGATGCAGAGCCGACCTTCTCAGCAACGGGTTTAAATGTGCTCTCGGTATAAACACTAATATCACTATGGCCAACGGGCGCCATCTTATTGACAACTTCTTCTTCTAACGTCTCTGTTTTAACGGGGTTCATCGCCTTCATTTGAATATCCTTCTTTATCTGGGTTGGTGTATATTGAAGAATAGCTGTTCTTCCAGTGAATTGCGCACTACGTCTTAAAATTTCATAGGCAACAAAAATAAACACAACACCTAAAATTGGATTCACATAGAAAAATAAGAACAATGTCGCGACAAAGAGCATCAATATACCTAAAGACGAATCAAATACTCCGGCTAAAAATGTAGGGACGGGAATCGGCGCCACTACATAGATAACAAATGCGGCTAGTAATAACATTTCCGTTTTAGATAAAGATTTCATCATATTAGTGATTTCCATTATAATATAGATTATCATTATATTTTTTCGGGTTCTCGAATATTGGATTCAGAAAATTGAAACACCCTAAATTATATTTCGTAGTTTATATTATTATGAACCGTAGGCAGTTCTATAAAAAGACCGTTTCTGGGCAAGCACCTCCGCCCCCCCCTATATTTACGTTATCGGAAGAGTATAAAAATTCGGTTTGTTCTCAATCTTATATTGGTAAAAAAGGTTATACTATTCCAAAATCGGCCATTGATAAATCCGATGAAGAACAATTCCGAAAAGAACTATATGTAAAGCCTATGTTATTTGGTCCGAATGCGCCCGAAACCACTGCATTCCCAGTGTTTCGCGAAAATGCGAATAAATACTATTTGCCGCGGTTCTATGGAATCAGTCGCTACGGTACGCCAGATACGTCGGAGCTACAAGAAGGTGACGATATTTCAGTGCCGTTTGCGAAACCATTACGCGACTACCAAGATAAAATTATTGGGATTTATATGGACTATGTGAAACCTGAGGGGTCGGCGCTGCACAATGGTTCTGGCAGTGGCGGAATACTCGAAGTGCCATGCGGACGTGGTAAATGTCTAGGTAAAGATACGCCCATTTTAATGTACGACGGTAAAATAAAAATGGTTCAAGATATAGTGGTCGGTGACCACATTATGGGTGACGATTCAACGCCCAGGCATGTTTTGACATTGGCAAGAGGTAAAGAAATGATGTATAAAGTGAATACTGATATTGGCAATTATATTGTAAATCAAAGTCACATATTATCATTAAAAACCGCCTATAACAAGGTCATTGACATATCAGTTGACGACTATTTGTCATTGCCAGAAAAAGATTCATTATATGGTTATAGAATCGACCCAAGTATTTTACCAACAACCTTGCACCATATTCTAAACTTGGCTTATAGAATCAACTTGGAAAAATTACAAGTTGACGATTATTATGGGTTTGAAATAGATGGAAATCATAGATTTGTACTAGGCGATTTCACGGTGACGCACAACACGGTCATGGGACTAAAAATTATTTCACTATTACAAAAAAAGACACTCATATTAGTACACAAGGAATTCTTGATGAACCAATGGATAGAGCGCATTGGCGAATTTCTGCCAAGTGCCCGCGTAGGTAAAATTCAGGCCGCAATATTTGATATTGAAAACAAGGACATCGTAATTGGTATGATTCAAACCCTATATGATAAGGAATATCCGACAGGAACATTTGATAGTTTTGGACTAACCATCGTCGATGAAGTCCACCGAATTGGCAGTGAGCAGTTTTCGAGAACACTATTCAAAACTATTACACCATATATGTTAGGGATTTCGGCAACGGTTTACCGTAAAGATAAACTGACCCGCGTACTTTATATGTTCGTCGGCGAAAAAATATATACTGAAAAGCGCGACAATGACGATTTGGTATGCGTGCGCGCCATAAATTATTTATCTAGTGACCCTACATTTAATGAGGTCGAACTCGATTTCCGTGGCAATACAAAATATAGCACAATGATAGTAAAACTATGTGAATTTGGTCCACGTAGCGATTTTATAATTCGTGTAGTAGGCGATTTACTACAAGAATCCGAGAACCAAATAATGATTTTATGTCATAATCGGTCCCTCTTAACATATTTATATGAGGCCATTTGTCATCGTAAATTGGCCTCCGTAGGGTATTACGTGGGTGGTATGAAACAGACCAATCTCCAAGAAACCGAGGAAAAACAGATAGTTTTGGCTACGTATGCGATGGCCGCAGAGGCCTTAGATATTAAAACACTAGCGACCTTAGTCATGGTAACCCCAAAAACTGATATTACCCAATCTGTTGGCCGCATATTGCGCGTAAAACACGAAAACCCAATTATTGTAGATATTATAGACCAGCATGATGTATTTCAGAACCAATGGACACAGCGTAAACGGTTTTATAAGAAATGTAATTATTTGATTCAGCAAACTGATTCGCGTAAATATTCGAATGATTGGGAAAATTCGGATATTTGGAAGACGGTTTATGAACCCAAAGATTCAAAAACTAATGATACATATGATGACGATAAACCGCAACCAAAATGCCTAATTGACACAACTCTATTTCTTGAATAACTTGAAAAATCCCTTGACTGCACCCTTAATAGTTATATTACGCATAGATTTGCGAGCACGCTTAGCACTGCGTCTTTTTTTACCACCCGCCTGCTTAGGAACCTCAGCAGAAGGTAAAGGGGCAAGGGGCGCCGGTTTGGCACCGAGTTCAGAAAACGCTAAAGCGGAACTACCACCGGCCATCTTCTTATCCATCTTCTTATCCATCTTCTTTGCCGTCTTTTGTTTGCGCTTTCTCCCTCCTACACTCTCATATTTGGCCGTGTTACCTGTTAATGAGCTAGGTGACTCTGCTGGTAAAACATTTCCTACTTTGAACGCGACGTCCGTCGTGCCATTTCCACTTGTCGCTGCCATTATATAATAAAACTATATATTCCTGGGCCCATCTATAAATATTTTACATATTTTATATATTTACATAGTTTTATGTCAAAATATCACAAAAGTCCCAAAAAAGAAATGACCGCGATTTTTTTTTTTGGACATTTTAAAAATGTCCGTTTTTGAAAAACCTCGATGGAGTTTCTGAAAAAGGTCAATTTACTCGATGATGCAGTAAAACCCGAAAAAACCTGAAAAATTTGGCTGCATAACTTTTAGATACTTTTACGTCGGAAATTGCACAGCTTTTTTTTCATTAGCCATTTAGACTAACTGAAAAACAGCCAAAAACAGCCAAACCAGCCGACCAAATTATTAAATATATTTATATTACCAATTATGGTTTAAAAAGAAAAAATATATATCCATATATTATAAAGCATACAGTCTCGTGGCTAATGGCGGCTAATACAAAGTTTTACTGCGAAATATGTAATTTTGAGACTGATAAAAAAAGTAATTGGAACAGTCATTTGATTACACGAAAACATTTAAAACTGCATATGCAGCCAACTGATTCCGAAACTCAAAAAATACATAAATCTATGTGTGGAGTTTTTTATAAACATATGTCTAGTTTATGTAAACACCGCAAAAAATGTGACAAATGTTCTCAACTAAGTTCAGATGTTGGCGAACCTGATGCGACACAATCCCTTGCATTAACAGACGCAGTTTCTCCGCCGATAACATCTGAACTTATTATGGAGTTTATGAAACAAAGTAAGGATATGCAAAATGTTTTAATAGAACAAAATCGAGAACTTCAGAATACGATTGTTGAATTATCGAAGAAACCGGCGGTTACAAACATCCAAAATAATAATATTACCAATAATAATAATTTTAATTTGAATCTGTTTTTGAATGAACAATGTAAGGACGCGATTAGTATCACAGATTTTATTGAGTCTATAAAACTTACAGTGTCTGATTTAGAAGCCACGGGTCGCCTAGGGTACGTTCCCGGAATATCACGTATTTTTATAAATAAACTCAAGGAATTAGATGTTTATACCCGCCCCCTGCACTGCACGGATTTAAAACGAGAGACAGTTTACATAAAGGACAAGGATACCTGGGAAAAGGAAACCAACGAAAAAATCGGGCTGCGAAATATTGTAAAACGTATTGCGCGTAAAAATCTCCAACAGTTGCCCGCTTGGCAGGCGCAAAACCCCGACTTCGTAACACTTGACACGCCTGAGAATAATAATTTCGTAAAGATATCGCTTAATTCACTGGGGTCATGTGACCCGGAGAACGAAGAAAAGGATATGAATAAAATAATGCGAAATGTTCTCAAAGAGGTCGTTATAGACAAATAAAAGTGGCCTTTGTATTCAGTAGTATAGTCTTTGTATATTATATAATGATTTCACAATTAATAGGGTTAACATTGATGGGTAGTATGAGACCATATTTTAGAAAACACGTTCTTGATACTTTAGATTCGCACGACTTTATTTTTATTAATGCGCTATTTATCGCAATAATAATATTTACTTGGTTTCTGTATACATATTTTTTTGAGAACCATGTCATCAAAAAAACATATAGAAATTGTTGTGATTTAACCGCCTCTCAATTTGGTTCTCTGTTTATAATTGCCATTCTTACGGTTTTATCATCATTTTTGATTATAGATATTGATAAAAACTATAATACGCCCTCATTAAACAATATAATCATAAAAGCAGGTTCAATTGTTTCACTTTTTTTAGTTGGTATGATTATATTTAAGGAAACATATAATTTAAGACAAATCACGGGAATAGTTTTTTGTTTATTGGGACTTATTATCATATTTACTAACCCTATGAAAAAGGTTGATTAGACTAGTGCCTAAACGGTGGGTGATTCACGTGGATTTCATCGTGATAGTGTAGATTTTGGACATCAAGATTCGACGGAACCGGGTCAGTATTCAAAACAAACGTACCATTCATATATTTCTTATTAATAAACGTACATTCAAATACATTCGGAATAACGACCCCCTCATGTTCTCGACATCCACAACAATTATTCGGATGGAAATGTACCAAGGAAAAAAACATGGCGAGCCGACGGAGGGCTTCGCCACCCATCTCATCAAAAGGCCGGTGAAATTCTATCACTATTTGAGCGATTTTAGAGAAGTGTTCCTCAGTCAAACTAAGCAACCATGGTATCTCCCAGCCTTCAATGTCCATTTTAATAAAAACGCAACTGGCGCTATCCAACAAATGATGCAAATTGGTCGTTCCGTCTTCCCCATTATGACTAATGTTTTGTTTAATAAATGCGATATTTTTATTTTTGGTTTCAATAGAGTCAATTGTGCCATCATAGGCAAAACATATTGTGTTCTCATAAATGTTGCAAAAATGCTCTTCGAATGCCACGTTATTATCTACTCCACCTGCCACTAGGATATCATATTCTATTTCGGGAATATCACAAATAATATATCCACCATCGGCCGCCTGACCAATACGATGTTTTTTATAGGGTGATTGGTAAACAGTTAGATATTTCGGGTCCATTATAAATATAATAGAGGCAGTATTATATTTATATTGTTGTATTAACGAATCAATTTATTCAGATGCACGACCTTTTCGCGACGGTCAACTACACGCACCGGTACCCAGCGCTTAAATTTCTTATGGAACGTAAACTCCATTAGAATGACCTTATTTATGTCTACGTATTTATCTTCATCCATGTTTTGAAAATCGTCTTCGTCGTCACTCTCTTCGATATAATCGAGATTTTTATTTTCGCGGATTTTCCGGAATAGTCCATTCATAAATGCGCTCGATTTACAGTTTGGAATATAGGCCACATTATAGTATACGGGCTTATTATTTCTTCCATATGCGAAGAGGTGGTAGATATCAAATTGTATATCCGCCGTTACCTGGAATACAGTGGGATATTTATATTGGGGTTTATTAAAATCGGGCACAAAATCAATAGTTTCAAAAACGTGCGAAGATTTCTTTGAAACTATTGACGTGGTCGATGGATTCGTAGAGAGGGCATTGAGTTTGCGGTTTAGAAATACATTTAGATAAGGCATAATATTGGACGTCGACCGATATTGCATATGATGCGCGGTATATCCAATTGTATTTTGAATATGTTCAGGCAAAGAGGGCGTATCGGAAAATACGGTCATAGTTTCGTCAATGGTCCACATAAGTGGGAGAACAAACTTGAAATCCTTGGACTTGAGTTTATTGGATGTATTTGTACTATTTGACATAAAATCCGCGAATATAGTTAGTTTATCAGAGAATTGTTTACGTTTTAGCAAAATGCCCTTATAGATAAATGTGTCCTCGATGACAAACCAATGGTTGCCGGTCACTTCATCGACAATGATTGTGCCATAGAATACGGTACCGAATGCCAATTTATGTTCAAATGAATCGATTGCGTCGAGTCGCGTCGCCTTGGTAATTTTTTTATCCTTGTTTAAATCTAGTAAATAACAGACGTTTTGTTCTTGGTGAAAAGTGAACCAAATATAGGCTTTTTTCCCAGTGGGGATAGCTAGTGCGATATTATAGTCGGGGGAAACTTTATTATGGGATATCGTTTCATAAGAAAGTTCGAAATCGGGGAATCGTTTTAGAATGTGACCTAACTGGACTTGTGTGAGCTCCATATTATAGTATGTTGATTTAGCTTTATGTGGGTTTAGTAATATAGATTCGGTAAAAATATTTGTATATATAGTATATAGAATGGCCAAGGCTACAAAAAAAACCTTTAGTAAAAAATCACGCACTATGCGTAGAAAAAGTGGAAAAACGGTTGGTGGAAAACGCAAGAATAAAAGTTCAAAGGCACAACGTAGAATGAAAAAGATGTTGGGTGGGATGAAGAACGAGCCTGGGGATGATATGGATACGGATGAGGCTGCGGCTGGGGGTGGGTCTGCGATGGATACGGCTGGGGGTGGGTCTGCGATGGATACGGCTGGGGGTGCGGCTTGGGAACATGACGTGGCCAAAGCAGAAACGATGGAAGACGCCGAAGTAATTGGTAATATACTAGAATTGTTTCCGAATACGGGAAACAACGTTTATGATGGCCGAACTCCGGCACTTGAATGGAATTCAACAAGTAATATTAAAAGAAGTTCGGATGGTAAAATTTTATATGTTAATTTGGCCCTTAATGACCGTGCTGACTTTAATAATAAAATAATTCTTGCTGGCAATGCAGAGGGTTTTACTATGGATTTTGAAAAATGGAATAAGCCCCCCGCCCGCGACGAACACCGTTTCGGTAAAGGCCCCTCAGTAGTACCTAACGATTTTATAAAGCAGAATCAAATTTGTACTCTGTTTAAAGGACCTACTCTAATTGGTCGTTTAGTTTATTTTCATAATTTCACCAATCTGAAAAGAGGAAATCAAAACAATACTTCTTTGTTAGCTTTTAGTGTTGGAGAACCCCCATCTTTAGTGTTGGAGAACCCCCATCTTTAGTGTTGGAGAACCCCCATCGCGCTTAGAAGCTCTTCCTCCATCGTCTTCAGCTCCTCTTTAGAAATCACTTCATTTTGAGAACCTTGCTGGATTTCCCCAACCATTCGCTTATATTTTTCAATTTGCGTGCCCACTAAATCCTTCGTCTTTTTTTTCGAATAGGTGTCTTTCAAATAATTCCAAAATTGATGCGCCCCATAAATAATTATAATAGATATAATAATATTTATTATGATTAAAAACCAGGTATTCGAGAACATTTATATATTATTCTCATGATACCTTTTCATATATTTTAACGTACTAATATAAAAAACTAAACTTCTTATGGTATTTCTACCCATGATTCGGCCAAACATCCACCATTTACAACCAAGTGGTTATTATTACCATCATCGACACGAATATGATAAATAGTATATTTACCGTCCGCACGCTGGGTCACTTCAGAATCCTTGGCCTCTTTATATCCTAAACTAATTGGTTTTCTTAACCAACCATCTTCGGGCGTGAAGATACGATGGAAGAATGATAAGTACAAGTCTGATGTGGTATTTTGTTTACCAGCAGGGATTTTATAGATACGGCGCGTTAAATCAGATTTGTCGTTGATATTACAGCGCCAGTTTCCGACCTTTGTTACCTTTACGGGCTTGTTTCTGTGCGACATGACGTAGTCACCGACCTTGATGGTTTCAACATGCACGTATCCCTTGGGTGTCTTAATGAGCGTCTTTTCCAAGAAGCAGGGGGCATGGCCCGTGTGGCCACTGTGTCCCGATTCGCCACTGTGACCACTGTATCCACTGTGACCACTGTATCCACTGTGTCCTGTATGACCTGAGTAGCCTGAGTGACCTGTGTGACCAGAGTATCCTGAGTGACCTGTGTGACCAGAGTATCCCGAGTGACCTGTATGACCAGAGTATCCCGAGTGTCCTGTGTGACCAGAGTATCCCGAGTGTCCTGTGTGACCAGAGTAGCCTGAGTGGCCTGTGTGACCAGAGTGTCCTGAATCACCTGAATAACCTGAATGTCCAGAGTGTCCTGAATCACCTGAGTATCCAGAATGTCCACTGTTACCAGAGTATCCAGAATGTCCACTGTTACCAGAGTATCCAGAGTGGCCAGAGTATCCCGAGTGTCCTGTGTGACCAGAGTATCCCGAGTGGCCTGTGTGACCAGAGTAGCCTGAGTGGCCTGTGTGACCAGAGTAGCCTGAGTGGCCTGTGTGACCAGAGT